ATTACCTTCTTCCATTTCTTCATTACCTATTGCTAAAGCACTATCTAAGTAATCTTTTGATCCTTGTAAATAATTTTTAGCTAAAACAATTTTTGCTTGCCACCAATGAGGAAAATCTACTTCACCCATATTATCTACAGCATTAACCATTTTGTATAATTCAGTAGCTTGTTTAGCAATTTGATATAATTCACCTTTAATCATACGAGGTTCATTATCTTGATGACCTAAATCTAAATCTTCACTTATAGCATTTTTTTTATTTTGGTATCTAATAGCTAGCTCTTTAGGATTATCAGCTACATCATGAAATATCTTATCCATTATATCATCTATCCTATCTACTAAAAAATCAATATTGTCTATTTGCTCTTTACTAAAGTTTTCATTATCTAAAGCTTTAAAAAGATCATTTACAGAAGTTCTACGTCCTAATTCACTTATAGTATTTTTTATAGCTTTATCAACTGATCCTTTATACTCTTTTTCAGGTGATTCTATTTCACCATCATCATCATAATCTTTATCAGCTAGTTTTTTAGCTTTTTTTTTAGCTTTAGCTTCAGCAACCATGTTTAATAGGTTTTCAAAAGCTATACCAGTTGATTCAGCATATTTTCTTATTACTGCTTCCTGATCTTCATTCATTGGGAATGGATTGTAGCTTTCTTTTAATTTACCTTGAGTACGTGGGTTTACATCAGCTACTTTACCAGCATATTGACCATGTTCATCTAATCCTTTATCAGCAACATAATTTCTAAAATCTTCAACATAATCGTCTACTGTTTCAAATTTATCACCTGATTTTTCTAATGAAGTTAAGTATTGTTTTATTTCAGATTCACTACCTACATCAGCAAGTGCTTTTAATATTGCTCCTCTTGAAACAAATCCTCCTTCAAATACTTCTCTAATTATATTTTTCTTACCTTTACCAATAGCATCCATTGATTTTTTGTTAATTTCAACAGTTTCATCACCATCAAATTTAACTCTACCATACAGTTTTTCAGTATAGTATGAAGGATTTTTAGTAAGATTAGCTAATACTTTTTTCTGTGCTCTAAGTACATTACCTTCATCTAAATCTCCATCAGGTGCAGGTATATCTATAATTCCCAATTCATAATCCATACCACGAGCATATTCATATGGGTTAACCATATCAATAGTTTTAGCTATGATTTCTACATCTTGCTTTCCAGTAGATTGTTTAGACTCTTTAGAAGCTTTTTCTGAAATTATAGATTTGTTTTTAAGGATCTTAACTACATCATCAAATGAATTAGTAGGAGAGATCATAGTAAGGTTTTGGTCTCTACGAGCTTCGTAAAGAAATTTTTGTTTGGTTACCTTACCATCTAAGTATTGGGTGTATAAATCTTGTATTGTCATGGGTATAAATATTTTATTTACCTTGTCCTCTGTTTAGTTTTTTATAGTTTTTAGAACTTTTTAGTTTAGATGTTTTGCATTTGGCATGAACACCCGGTCTAGAAACTTTTGGTTTATCTACTTTAGTTGGAGTAGAACTAACCTTTGCTTTTGCTGCTGCCATTATTCAGTTAAACCTTTAATTTTATTATTAATTTCTTGAATTTTTTCGTTTATTTTAAATAATGCATTATGAGTACGTTTTAAGTAATTCATTTGTTCAGCATCACCTTTTAATTCGGTTTTCATACGAGAGGTAAATTCAACTAATTTGTTAATTTCATCTAACTTACGTTGGATTTCTTTAACACCCATATGTAATTGCTCTTGTGGCTTTCTATTTTTGGCCTCATTTTTAAATTGAGAATAACGTACTTCGTTAAGTGGTTCTTCTTTCTTTTTAGAAGATTTTTCGGAATCAACTATTTTAAATTTCACTAGTTCAAAATGTTTATCTGGGTTAGGTAAATCTTCGTGTCCTGATTTTGAAGTCTCGTGTTGTTTTTTAGGTTTTTTAAATGCTTTTGGAGTAGCGTATCCTATTCTTTCTTCAAGATGTTGCCCTTTCCATAAATCTTTAGCATCAATTCTTTCATTAGGTTTAACTACTTTAAAACCACCTTTAATATAAACTTTAGCCGAATCAGGCATTGATTCAAACCCAGTTGGTGAGTTAATATCTTGTGCAGTTTTGGGGCGAGCTGGGTTACGGTTAAAGACTTTATTAGCTGCTTCGTATTTAGGTTTAAAAGCTTTAATTCCTAAATATCCACCAGCATTACCAGAAGCTGATTCTTCATCAAGAAGTTCAGTTAGGTGTTTTAGGACTAATTCTCTTAACTTATTTTTATCCATTGTGGATTTTTGTTAATTCACTATGTAATTCTTGATATTGTAGTAGGGCAACTATATTATCGTCTTTTATAGTTTTAGATTCTAAAATAGGGTTAATAAGATTTATTGTCTCATTCACTTTAATTTTAATTGTAGCGTCCTCTATTTTAGGTAAGAATTTTAAAAGAGATTCTTTTAATGATGTGAATTTAGTATCCACATATTTTTTTAAATTAGTAGTATTAGAAATATTATTAATATATTCTTTTAACACATCTTTTTGATCATCAGATAATGTATTAAACCTTTCATTAAATTTTTCTAACATAATTTTATAAACTAATGCACGAGTCCCTTTATCTAAAGTTTCAAACTCACTCACTGATGGTGGTGGTGGACTTATAGCATCAATTTGAGCTATATGTTCTAAAATGTTCATTTTAGAAGTTAAAATATCATCTAAATTTTTAGTAGGGGTTAAATTAGCTTCTAATAAAGTATAAGTTGAAGATAATAATTTATAATTATTAATTTTGGCTTTGAAAAAATCATCAATATCAAAATTAGCTTTAATTTCTTTAATTAAATTATATTTTTCTTTAACTAATTTGTTTCTATCTAAAGTTTTGTTTATTTCTAGAATTGTAGAAAGAATAGACTCAGCTTGGGCCTCACTAATATTTTGAGATTTTGATATCGATTGATACAGTTTGTTTTCTTTTGATAGTTCAGTATTAACAAAATACTTTTTAATTAAAGAAACAGCCTTAGAGTCTTGACTGGACATTGTATCAGCTGTAATCTTTCTTACAAGTAATTCAAATAATATTCCAGTGTTTTTATATTTGTTGTGCTTTATATTAGCCATTTATTCAATATATAGTTAACTACTAATTATAAATATTAATTTTATTTATCTTCTTTTAGAAGGTTGTCCTCGTTTAATAAATCACTTTCCTCTTCAAATAAACTTACTTTACGTTTTGGAAACATATTCTTTAAATTATTGGAAATTTGATGATAAACCGCCTGTGTCCCCATATTTTCTAAAGCTAGAGGTGATCCACCTTTATATGCTGTTTTAAATCCTTTGGTTTCTGAGTCACCATTTTTCATTCCATCTCTACCTAATCTATCTTTACCAAATGGATTTTCTTGAGTATTAATATTTGATGCTTTTTCTCTAGGACGACCTAATACTTGATCAGGGTAAGTATCACCTGTTTCACTATACCCTTTAGGCACACCTTCAGTACCTGGGTATCTACTTGGTCCATAAAGTGTAGCTAAAGTATGTGGTGTACCATAAGCTTCACCAGTTTTAGATGGATCATTTCCTTCAGTTTCAATTTGATCTAATCTAAATTTACGTTTAGCGTCTTCAAGCATTAAGTCTCTATACTCATCGTATTGATCTTCACTAAAGTGGAAGATATTATCATAAACCCAATCAGTAGGAACAATTTTATTTTGGATTAGTTCAGTAGCTAATGCAGATTTCTCTTTCATTAATGCTACTTTTTCTTGTTCATATATGATTGAAGGGACAGTTAATGATAAATCAAAGTTTGTTAATGAATCACCATCATACCCTTGTGAGTACAAGTGAACTAAAGCAATTTTAGTTAACTCAGATACTAGTATTCTTTGGATTCTTTCTACTGTACGAGCAAATCTAATATCTTCTGCGGCTAATGTAGCTTTACCTGTTAAATCTTTTTCAAACCCAAAATATGCTTTTGGTACTTTTAATGCTGCAAATAATTTATCTCTTAAGTATTGAACATCTTCAATAGCTGTATAATCTAAACCTTTTGTAGTTTCAATTCTAGTTGTTGCATCACCACCTCTTACAGGAATATAAAAATCCTCAAGAATGTTTTGCATATTATATTTTAAATTATACTCACCCGTTTCAGGATTCATATATGGTGTTTTCTTCATCTTATTGATAGTACGCTGCATGAAGTTTTCTACTTCATTAGGTGGAATATTACCAACGTTAATAAAGAAAGTACGTTTTTCAGGTGCTCTTACAATACGATGTATTAACATCGCATCTTCCATCAATGTTAATTGTTTAAATATTTTACGAGCAGGTTCAATATAACTTCTACCATAAGGTAAATAATTAAAATCAGATAGTAATCTGAAGTGAGCCATTTCGTAATTATCAAATACAATACCCTCACTTTGGTTACGAGTGTAACTAGAAATTGTTTGGGGGCCCATTGTAGATTGTTGAGACGAGAAAGTAGGATCGTATTTGAATTTTACTTCTTGTGGTTTTTCAGGATTTCTACCTTCCAATCTTAATATTGAATAAGAAGAGAATGGTATTACATTATAAACACCAAATTTTTCTGAGATTTCTAATTTAAGATAGAAATCACCATACTTACACATGTTACGAGTCCATGACCAAAGATTAAATTCAATATTTAGTACATCGTAAAATAAATTGTAAAGAATTTTTTGTATTGTTTCATCAGAAGAACGTATTTGTAATACTTCTCCTAAGTCATTTCTCAAACAAGTTTCATCAGCTAAAATATCTAATGTAGAAGCAATAATAGAATCACTATCCATTAATTCATAATCAGTGTATAACTGAATACGTGTAGTAGGGTAAGATAAATCGTTGTTAAAGTTAAAATTTAGTCCACCTGTTGTAGTGTATACTTTATTGTATCTATCATAAAGTGAGTTCGTTTGGATAGTACCAAGTTGTTGGATACGATCAGTATCCATTACTTTTAATTGATTACCTCCAACGTTTCTTATTATAACGTCAGTTGAAAATAATCGTTGTAATCTACCAAAAAATGAAGTATCTACCATAAAATTCTATTATATATTATAAATATTTGAAATTAACCGAGAAGCCAACTTAAGTCCTCTGTTCCACCTTTACCATCATCCATTTTATATGGATTATCATTTTGATGGCTATACGAAAACACTCCAGGTGCTTGTTGGTTTGAAACACCAAAACTACCTAAAGTAGCTCTAGTTAAATCTAGACCTTGTTGTCTAAAACGTAATGCTGTATCTCTCAGGAATAAACCAATGGAAAACGACATTACCAAGTCATCGTTATACCCTGATTGGGATTGGGCTTTACCATTTTTCCAAACGAATACTCTTAATTCATCCATCAATCTACGAGATTGAAAAACAACTGATCTTTCTTGAAGGTACGAAACTAATTTTGAGACACAAAGTGGTCTTGTTTTCATTGATGTTGTAAAACCTGGTATCATTCCTTGTCCATTTTCCATTCTTGCTAATTGATTTTCATTAGCACCCATTGTGGTATCGGATTTAGAGGAATAATATAGGTTTCTATAACCTCTATCTATTAATTGTTCAATTACACTCCAACCAATATTAGCATTTTCTACTACTAGTAAAGCATCATTATATTCAGTTGCTATTGAAAATAATATATGAGCATAATCTTTAGTTTGAACTTGTGATTTAAATTCAGCTACTTGTTTAGCTTCAGCTACATCAAAAATATGAAATGCAGAGTAGTCAGTTCCATCTCCACGAGCAACGTCGGCTACTACCATATATGATTTAGAGTAATCAGGTAGTTCCCAAATCCATAAATCACCACCTGGTCCTCTTCTTTCAATTGGATCTGAAATATAAGTGGATTCGTAAAAGTTAAGTAAATCTGGTTCAATAACTGTATCCCCTGAGGTACTAAAATCACAATCACATTCTTGTGCTGCATGTCTTAGTCCTAAAATTTCGTCTTGAGCATCTCTCCAGGATTGATCTCGTTCAGGATGAACGGTCCAAGGTAATTTTAAAGGAACAAATTTATTTTCTTTGGCTTGTGCTTTAGTAAAAGATCTATGAAACCAGTTACCTGTACCATAAGGTGTAGATAATGCTAAACATTGTCCTCCAGTAGCTAGGGTTTGTTGTGCTGAAGCGAAAATTTCATCAATACCTTCAATAAAAGCAGCCTCATCAATAATAAGAAAAGAAACGGCTTCTGAACGACCTGCATCCGCTGTAGCACCAACTGCTTTAATTTGTGAACCATTAGTTAATTTAAGTGATAACTTATTATTTTCTGATGGTTTATCACCTGTTTTTAACCATTTAGGTAAATTATCGTATGCAAAACGTACTTTAGTTACCATGTTTTTAGCAGTTTCTTGTTTAGTTGCTATACACAGTACGTTTTTATCTTTATTAAATAACATTAACCACAAAGAATAGGCTGAGGCTAATGTTGATATACCTAATTGTCTTGATTTATTAATAATTGTATACTCATTCTTTTGAAGTTGGTGTAGTACTTTTTCTTGGAATGGGAATAAATTAAATTGGATTCTACCTCTTTGTGGGTGTTGAATCCAATAATATTTTTTCATAAAATAGACTGGGTCCTGCGCACAGCGGACCCACTCTTGTTTTATCATTTCCTTTAAAGGAATTGGATTTTGATTTTCGGACATAACTTATTTTTGGTTTATTAAAGATTTACATCTCCATTATCTATTAAATCATCAGCAGTTTGTGTTTTTGGTGCTTTGAATACTTTAGCTTCTAATGATTTTTTTTCAGCAGTTAAGTCTTTTAATTGAGCTACAATAGCAGCTTCTTTAGCAGTACCTTTAGCAGCTTGATAAGCAGGAATTAAAGCTTTCATTTCTTTAGTTACTTGAGCTAATTTTTCAGCAGCAGTACCTAATCTTTTATTACCTTTAGCAGCTTTTCTTGCAGCCATTTCATCAGCAATATCTTCTGCATCTCCACCATCAATGAAAGTAGAAGAAACTGGTTTTTCATCTGCTGTAGGATTTGTAATTCTTAATTTAGGTGATTTTTCTGCTTTTACTTTTGGTTCAGCAGCTGGTTTATCAGGATTTGCTTGTTTTCCTGGTTTATTTGGTGTTTTACCTAATAAATCATTAGCAGCATTTTTTTCAATAGTATTTGTAGAAAATACTGGGTTTAGATCTAATTCAACTGATAAATCTTCAAAATAATCTTTAGATGGGAGATTTTTCTTAAAAACTGAACCAAATCCTTTTAATCTACCATCATCAGTAATTTGGGCTGTTGCAGAATCAAATTGGTTAAGTGCTGCTTTATAGGCATTTTGTACAATATCTAATTTTTCTTGATCTCCTGGGGCATTACGATCTTTTAAAGCTGTTGTAATTTGTCTTACACTAGCTGCTTCTTCTAATCCTTCGGGCTCTTCTAAACTACCTGGATTTGGTAATTTAATGCTATTAATTTCATTATTACAATATCTAATAATAGAATTTAAATAATCGATTATATCATCATTACTATCCCAATCACCATTTAATATATCATTATCAATGTCATCATAGATTCCTAGTCTTTCTACTTCCATTTCTTGGAGAGAAGATTCATAATTTTCTGTTAATAAAAGATCTCTGAATTTACGTAGATCAAAATTACCGTTAATATCCATTTTGTTATTATTTTTTTAAATTAGTATTTTAATATAAATATTACAAAGAAATAACTTCTAATATTTGTTTAATACGTTCCTCAGTTGTACCTGATATCATATGGAAATTTTTAATTCTATGATTATATAATTGGTAAAATCCTTTAATAGTGTAATCAATTTGATCTCTGTATTCTGCATTAGTTTCTCGTACACCATTATTTTCTATCTCTACTCCTTCAGGAGAAATGTAAAAAATATAATCATATTCATTAATAAAATTACGAGCATATTCTTCAAATGAAGTTTTATCAGCTTGATTTATTGACTTAGCATTTTGTGTAAAAGCCATTACATCAATAACTGTTCGATCAGTAATTAAATTTTCATTAATTAATTCACTAGCTCTCTCAGCTAAAAATACAGTTTGACCTTTTAATGTAGAATCTGTATTTAATGGAATACCTAAATCTCTTAAATATTTACTACGTTCAGTAGCAAATTTATAGTCTTTGAATTGTGGTAATTCTTTTAAAGCATTTACTAATGTAGTTTTCCCGACACTGACTGTGCCACATAACCCTATTTTCATATTAAAATCTTGATTTTACTTGTGGATTTTTATCTGGTGGTACTCCGTTTCTATCTTTACGTGCTTCAATCCATTCATCTTTAGTATATTGAAAACCATATAAATAATATTCGTCTTTCTTTTTTTCACTTTTTGGATACTTTAATGCGGGTCCATCCCAGTTATGAAGTTGTCCATTAAAATACGTAATTGTTCTACCATCTGTAGAAGTAAATGTTCTTGTTTTATAATCTTTATTTTCCATAATATACGAAATTTTAGTTGTATTTCAAAATGTCTTCTGCCACATAAATACCTTGTGCACCACTCACTGTTATACCTCTAGCACTTAAAGCATCACCAACAAAATGTACGTTTGGATACTTGGTCAGAGCTAAATTAGTATAATCAACGAGTGGCTCAGGTGATAAGTATTTTACTTCAGGTATGTAAATACCCCAATCATCTTTTAATGTTGGGAATACTTTTTTCATATCATCAATAAATTCATCTATGTAGTTAAAATAACCTTCAAATGTTTTTCTCACACTAACCATATCAGCATCGTTTATTTGAAAAGCATCTACTAATTCTCCTTCTGAAGTTAGTGATGGTTTACGAGAAGGTGAATAATATAATCCTCTATTATCTATAGATTGTAGTTGTTTTACAACATCTCTACTCCAAGTAAATGGATCTTCAATACCATTTAATTCCATAATAATACCAAAGTTAGTCATATCGTTTCGATAACGTTCATCTTTTTTAGCATGACCATTGTAAGTATAATTTCCGTATGTTTCTTCTACAGCAACATAAGCAGCATTATTATTAGTACAGAATGAACGTAGTGATACTCCTTTATCATCAAATTTTCTATACAATTTAAAATCATATGAAATATCAATTAATTTTTGAAAATGGTGTTGTGGTGCTTCAAAACGAACACCAATTTGTACTGATTTAGGTTCAGTTGGTAATTCATATTGATCTGCTAATTGTTTACCAAAATCAATTCCTGATTTACCTACAGCAAATATAAGTTCATCGTATGATTCCCATACATGACCTGTTCCGTCCATAGAAACCCATTGTTTTTCAAAATTAATAGAGGTTACTTTTTTCTCCCAAACAAATCTTACCCCATTATCAACTAAATATGAGTACCAATTTTTAGCAATTTCTAATAGATAATCTGTTCCAACATGCCATACAGGAAACAATCTTAAACCAAAGTATGGTTTAATAAAGTCAGGTTCAGCATCAGGATTTGAACATTGTACCTCTTCAGGTTTAGGATGAAAACGTTTAAAGTTAGTAATAACTTGATCCATCAATTCCATGGCTTTATCTTCACCACAGTATTTTTTTAATTGACCTCCAATGGCTGTATGATATGTTAATTTACCATCTGACCAACCACCTGCACCTAACATGCCAGTCATTACTTCACTAGGTAATCGTTTATGAGGATCTTTCCCCATATCAATAATAGTGATTTTACCTTTATAGTTGTTATCTATTAGTTTAGTTGCAGCATTAATACCTGCTACACCTGCACCTACAATTACAATGTTTTTACTCATGTTTATAATTTTTGAACTGTTAAATATATGAAAAAAAAGGCGCTAATCCAAATGATTGACGCCACAGCTGTCATATTTTATCTCTTTCGAGCGACTAGGCTATGAATCTAGTCTGTATGTTATTTATTAATAGAATACTTCTTTATTTGCTTTAATAGCCTCAAAATCTAGTTCAGGATGATCATTTTGGAGTCTAGTTAATGCTAAATCAAAAGCTATATCAAAATCAGAGCGATATTCTAAATCTAAAGATTCTGGTTCTCCCATGCTATCTTCAACTACTTTATCAATATATTCTCTCATATATCCACCTTCATCAGTATCTAGAAATGGATTAAATGCTTCGTTTAATTGAGATGAACCACCGTTATGGTTAATTAAATATATTTTATTATATTTTGACATGAAATTATCTAATTCATCTTCACTAGTAATAGCTTTCCAATTGTCAGGATTAGTTAAAAATGTTGTAATATAATTTATATCAATCACTCCATAATTATCATTAAATATTTGAACTACTTTTGTGTTTTTGGATAAAGTGCCGGTTACAGATAAAATGGATTTTGAAGTATCTTTTATAGCTACATTATACACTATAAAACCTATTCCTCTAGGTTTAACAAACCCAGGTGCTAGTTTAGAATCATCAGAAACATATAATACTACTCCATCATTTATTAAATCAGAAGCTTGATTTTCTGTTAATTTTTTGTACTCGCTTTCAGTAATAATACCCGCTAGTTTTTGAAGGCGAGCGGCTTCAGTTATAAATTGTTTTTTCATTATTATTCAGATTTCGTTTTTACTTATTTTATTTTATAAATTTTTAATAGGTTATAATATAATAAAGAAAATTTGCTTATCCAAATGGAATCGCAGATTTCTTTTGTTTTATTTTAAATTAAAGGTTAAAAAAAATTATTACTTATTTTTAACCCCTTATTAGTTAATTCTTGTTTTAAAGATTCAATATTATTTTTATAATTTTTAATATAATTAATTATATCTTTATCTAAATTCTGGTCTAGAATCCATAGATCATCTATATTTTTTGATCCTTTATTATAATCAATTCTATATGAATTGCCTCTAGGACTTTTTCCTATTTGAAATATTTTATAATTTATATCTGATGGGGTATTATAATATATTGCTATAATATTATCTATAGTTTCAGTTCTATATTCTTCAGGATTAAGATTTTTATTAATATATCTAAGATATAGTTGAGTTCGTTTGTTTTTTTCAGTAAACCCTAAATCACCTTCATCTTCTTCAGAAATAGGGTCTATATAAAGTTCAAAATCGTTTAATTTTTTAGGATATTTTATTTTAAACTTTTCTAAAAATTGTTTTACTTTTTCAGTAATTATTTGCATTACCTCAAATACTTCTCCTTTATTAGTAGTTTCAAACCCTTTTTCTTTTGTTTGAAAACTTACTTCAATATTTTCGGGAGTATCAAGTTGATCAAAATTTAAAATATATTTTGTTCCTTTAGAAGTTGTAAAATTAATGTTTGGCATAATTTAAATTTATGATACTTTCACAAATACTGAACTTGATTTAGTTGATGAAGAAGCATAACTTAACATATCTGATATTACTTCATTCTGTCTATCAGGTTCTAGTGAATTAATTGTAAATGCTAATTTTGTTGATAAGTATTTAGAAACTAACCAGTTTAAATCTTTTGATTTTACAAGATCATCAAATGCTTCAGGACTAATATTTTCAACAATGGTAGAATAGGATTGATAAAAATCATCAATTAATCTCTGATTATTAGATTTAAATTCTTCTTGTGCTTCTTTAGCAGTAGGTAGTAATGGTAAATCATTTGATCTTAAAACATCATTAATAGGGCCTTGACCTATTTTACCACCAGCTGCTTTTTTACCTTTTATTTCACCTGCAAAATTACCTGCAAAATTAAATGTTCTGAATGTGATAGACCCATCATCGTAAATTAAAACTGTATTATTATTAGTAGGTCTTGAATCGTATCCTTTGTATTGGTATAATTTAGTTGCGTCTTTATCTAAATTATATACTTTCATTTCTCCTGCTCCTGAAAGTTGTTTTAATGAAACTCCAATTAATTTTCTATCATTATAAAGTTCAATTAGCATTCCATTTAATTCTTCAAAATTAGTTGGAAATTCTATTCCTAAAATAGATTCGTCTACCATCCAAATATCGGCAGGATTCCATTTATCAGAATTTAATGAACTATCTGCTTTTTTCTTAGCAGCATTAAAGGCACTATAAATTGATTTTACAAATGAAGAACCTCTATGTTGTTGTAAAGATTTACTTGGAAATGTTCTTAATAATAAATTTGCAGTATTGACAAATGTTGGAGTCCATTGTTTTTTACTAGCAACATATTCTATAATAGAATCTAATCCTGCAGTAACATCACTTACAGCATATGCTGCTGTTAAATTTTCAGGAGTTAAATCTCCAGCACTTATGGTTTTTCCTAAAATTTTATATGCAATAGAATTTACTACACTTTGTGCTGATTCTTGTATTTCAGTATTTTCAGTTCCACCACCTTGTCCTGCTCCACTTCCAAATTCAGGTGTTTTTTTAAATGCAGATAATCCGTAAGCATTACCTTCAGTATCAATAAATACTTTACCTTTACCTAATGTTTTATAGTTTTTAGATTGTAAATCTTTAATGGCTTCAGCAGTAGCTTTAGGGTCTAAAACTACTTGAGTACCATCATTTAATTCAAAAGGTTCTTGATTTTTAATTTTATCTAAAAATCTTTCACCTCTATCATCATATTGATCTTTAAATTCAGATTTGGAGGTAAATGGTTTTTCTAATTCAGCAGGCGATAAACTTGCCTCTTTAATATAAAATTTTGATTTTTTTTTTAAACCCTCTTTTACTTCTTCGGGTTTAGTTTCTTCAGGTGCTTCTTCAGCAGGTGCTTCTTCTGCAGCTCCACCTTGTAAATCAGCTTGATTTTCTTCAGGTTTATTAGGTCCTGTACTTCCAGGTGGTAATCCTAATTCTAATAATTGAGCAATAGAAGTAATAGCATATTCCTCTTCAGATAAATTTAACAAATAATATTTTTTACCTGAAATTTTAGCAGTGTATGATTCAGGACCATAAATTAAATAAAATTCTTGCCCGTTGTGAAGTACAACTCTAAATGTAGTTGGTTTAGGAGCTGTAACAAATACACCTGAAATATAGTCTCTATAATAAGGTGTCATTAGATCTGTCATTGTAGCATCTAATGAAGGATATTTTTGTAGAATATATTCTAATGGATCACTTTCAAAAGTCAAAGGTTGAGAATTTTTAAAATCCTCAATCTCTTCTTTAATTAATTGCCTTAATATTGCTAGTTTAGTCATTATTCTTGTATCTGGATTACTAAATCAGTAGTTCCTTTTATTACTCTATGGTAGGTTTGTTTTGGTATAAATATACGGTCTCCTTTTTTGAGTTCCAAAGGTAATTCATTATCTAATTGAAATTCCCAACTTTTACCTTCTAAAATAGTAACATATCGATCTTTTTCATCTTTATGCCATACAAATTCACTTGAATCAGTATCTAAAGTAAACTTTCTAATTTTAGTATTTTGTTGTATAACTTCTTGGTAGGGTCTCATCCTAGTTTTCGGTTGAATAAGGTGTTCCTTGTTCTTTAAATCCTATTACTCCTGGAATATTTCTAATACCATCAGTAATGGTTTTAAGAGTAGTTTTAGAATCAAATTTATCTTGTTTAACGTAAGGATAAGGGTCAATTTTGATTTCTAGTTTACTTCTAAAGTATCTTGAAGTTGGGTCTTGTTCCATCTCTACATTACGTACAACAGTAATAGCAGGTAATGCTCTAATATCAGAAAGAATATCTTTTTGATTTCTTTTTTCGTCGTCTACAATTAATACTCCGTCTAAGTGGAATATTTTATCTAGAGTACCTTCGTTTAATAATTTACTTAATGATATCATAATTATTTATTTATCTGTTATAGGACCACCAACAACCCAAGCATCACAAGTTCTAGCTGCTGCACATTTGAATTTTAAAAATCTGCAATATCCTAACTTTCCAGCTTCAATTACATCGTGTGGATCTTCTGATCCTTGATCAGTTCCTATTCCTTTAGCTATACAATCTAATGTTTTAGTTGTTATATCAAAAGCAGCACAGTTTCCACATAGTGATTGTTTAGCTTCTTCTACATCATCTAATTGCCACATTTCAACCTTTTTAGCCCAAAATTTATCATTAGGTAAATTTGGATTCATAGGACCATATCCTTGATTTTCAATAGCACTTTGTCTATTTTGCAAATTAAGATTAATATCTTGAGTTGCTTCAGGACATTTACCTTCTAATTCTATTAATATATTTTGTAGTTTTATCATTTTGTTTTTCCCCATGTTTTACCTTTACCTTTTCTTTTACATCCTGCAGGAGTAGGTCTACAAGCAGGGTATTTAGAACGTTTTTCACCTTCTTTTCTACCACAAGCTTTATAACCTCCTTTACCATCAGGTGCATTACAATCTACCCATCCACCTTCTTTACCTTTGGGACCTTGACGTTTAAACCAAGTACGTAATGTTTCTTTTTGTGCTTCAGTTAAGTTTTCAAAGATTTCTTTAATCCCTTTCCAAATATCACCTTTACGACATCTAACAATAGCACCTGATTTATAAGCAGAAGGTTTATCGTATTTGCGATCCGCAATACGTTTACATCTGTCTGCTTTTTTCTCATTTAAATTATCCATTACCAGTATCCACTAAAGTTTTTAGCTCCACCTAATGATTTCCAATAACGACCTATATTGCAGGCCCAGTATCCTGGTTTTGTTCTGTCTTTTTTCTTGTCACAATTTTGACGAGCAGCAAATGCTCTTCTTGCTTTAGGATTATTTATTTTAGTTGAAAGTCCTGTTGTATCTCCAAAATTTACTTTTTTAACTTTGTCTCCGTCTTTAACGTAAACATAAAATTTTTTAGAGCCACCACGTTTAGGTTTACCTAATTGAACTTCTTTACCTTGATATTCAGCTTCATTTAATTCTTCTTCAAGGAAAGGTACATCTAAAGCCACAAATTGATCTTCAAATAAACCATAATTACCAATATCGGTATTTTCAACTAACCATCTATCTTCAGGATTCAGATATAATTTTTCTTCATTATAAAGACTTCTAACTTCCTTAAATAATTTAAGTTGAGCCTCGGTACCATATCTAAAAGCATTCTCATGTAATGGAATGTTTTTATCTAAATGATATTGTAAGTTTTTAGAGACTTTATCTTCAGTTAATAAAACATTTTCTTGAAGTTGTTTTGAATTATCTTCTAGTAATATCCTTTCTAAAGTTTCTCTAATTAAAAATTTTATATCTGATGTGTTCATTTAATTTATAATTTGATACTATTTAAAAAACCTTTTAAGATTTCAGTTAGTTTAGGTAAAGAATGTTCAGTTATAGCTTGTATTATCTCATTTCCAAAATTTCCTGAGAGCTCTTTTATAGAGTTTATAGTAGGTTGTATTTTACTAGGATCTACTGCTCCTAAAATAGCCATAGTAGCTAAAGTTAGAGCTTTTAGTAATTTAGCTGTTTTATCCCTTTTAATGGAATCTTTTATAAAAGGAGTAAGTATTACTCTAAAAGGAGTATCTAAATAATTATCTATTTCTCCAGTTACTTTTTCAATAATTTTATACCAAGCAGGATCATTTTTCTTTTTAAGATTAAATCCAGATTTTTTAGTTATAACACTTATCACTTTCATTATAGCATTTATTATACCAGGAGCAGCTAACACTAATGAAATAGTTCCTATAATTTCATTTTTAGGAGCATTTTCAATAGCTTTTTTAATCTCATCATCAAGATAATTTAAATCAGTGATGACAGGTTCTGCTTCTATCTCTAATAATATGTCAGCTAACTTAATCATTTATGGTTTCTCTGGTTGAGTTGGGGTATTTTGGGTTTGAGGTGATGATTTAAGAGTATTAGCTAATTTAGCTAGATTATCTAAAGCTATTTTAAAAGGAGCTGTAGTTTTAGGATCAAATTTTTCTTTAGACATTATTTCATCATGAATAGCTAAAAGAGCTTGAGCTAAAGTAGCAGGATTTTTTATATAACTGTTAAGAGCTGATTCTTGTGATGTGTTTAAAATATCTTTTGCAAGGTCTTCTTTTAATCTAGCTTCACCCATTGGTTCAGCATCTGAAGGTAATAAAACATCATAATCATCCATTGATAATACTTCTTGTTCTTTGTTTAAAGAAACAGCATTTTCAGCTACATCATGTAAATCAACATCTGCTGATGCATCTTCTCTAGCATATTCTAACATACGAATAAATAAAGGAACATCCATTGTAATAGTATCCACTGTATCTGTTTCTTCTTCAGCTTCATTTAATTCACTTGGATCAATTCCTTGAAATTTAGCAAAACCTGTTCTAGCTTTTTGGTATAAATCACTAGCTTTGGATTTTACTTTGTTTTCTAAAGCGTTATAAACTGCTTTTAATGCTTCATCTTGTTTAGCATCATCTTGAATATCAAGAGCACCTTGAAAAGCTAATAAAATATCATTCATTGAAGTTTCACCTTCTTTTAACTGTTTAGTAGCTATCCCAAAAGCTTCACCTTTAGGCATATCAGGATTTGCTTTTTTTATTTTTTCAGCGTTTTTATTTCTTTTTTCAATTTTAGCTTTAGATAATTTCTTCTCTTGAAGAACTTCCATTACCGCTTGTTTAATTTGATCTTTGATTGATTCTTTCATAGGTTTTTTAGGTTGAGATTCTATAAATTTTTGTGCGGATAATATTAAATTTTTCTTTTGTGAATCCGTAATATCAGCTACTGTAATTTTACTTCCATCAATAGTAGTTTTTTCAGCAAAATCTTTTGGAACTAATTTTTTAAATTTAGCTACTAATTCAGGTGTATCAAAAGTTTTAACAAAGTTAATTTTTTCTACTTTACCTTGTGTATTTGAAGTAGTTGCAGGTTGATCATCTGATTCTTTTTGAGATATGCTGTATTGTAGTTTAGCATTACCCATTATAGTTTTAAGTACTTTAGTTAAGTAATCTTTAGTTTCGAATGGGTTTTTCTTTTGTGGAAAAACTATTTTATCATCATTAACTACAAAATCTTTATCTTTAGCCATTACACCACTGTACTTTTTCAAGTTATCAGGTGTTTTCATTGGGTAAAATGTAGATGCATATTTACCAAAGAAATCCATTGGTAAATCTTTGGCTTCTAATGTAATTATAAATTCATTAAATGAATCATTATCATTTTCAATAGACCAGTCATCAAATTTGCTTTGTAGTTGTTGTTCTACTTTAGCCCATTCTTGTGGTGCTCTACTTTTAATATCAATTACTTTAGAAAGTCTTTCGTTTTCGTTACTTTGATCCCAAGTTTCTTTAGCTACTCTACCTTTAGTTGCAGGTACAGATGGGCCAAATATTTTAGTAATGATTTTAGGATCTCTTAAGTTATTAGCATAAATACCATAATTTTTAATATCGGATAATGCTGCTAAAGCGGATTCTAAATCCGCAGGTTCAAGTACTAAATCATACATGACTTTTTCAAGTCCTGCTTGTTTTTCCTCTTCACCACCTTCAAGTTCCTCTTTAATTAACTTATAAAGATGATTTTTTAAAAGTTCAAAATTATTCGTCATCTTTTTTCTCTTTCTTTTCTTTTTTAGGAGCTGATTTTTCTAATGCTGCTTTTAATTTTTCTAATACTTTTTCGGCTTTTTCTAATTTAGCAGTATAGTTTGATAATTCACCTCTCATTTCAGGATTATCAATTAATTTAGCCATTTCAGCTTTTAAATCTGCTACTTGTTTTTCTAAACCACTTACTTTAACTTGACCTTTTTTAACATTTTCTTTCATTAAAGTTTCTCGCTCTTTAATAGCACCTTTAGCTGCTTTTTCAGCAGCAGCTTCATTTAAATAAGCACCTTTATATCCTTCACCTATCAAATCTAATAAAAGTTTTTTCTCAACTAAATCTTTTTCAGTAGATTCATTCATTGCTTCTTTAACTAAATAAACATATTTATCTTTAGTTACTTTATCTTCAAACATTGTACCTGGAGCTGTTGTTCCTAATGCTTCTTGTGTTGGTAGTCCGCTTTTCATTAAATTTACAGCTGCATCTATGTCATCTTGAGATATACCTGAGTCTGAGGGATCAGTATTTAATTCGTTTAAGTAGTCTGTGATGCTTTCTTTAATTATGTTTTTTAGTTCTAGTCTTTTCATGAGTGTTAATTTTTGATATAAATATTTATATTTCTAAGTTTCTTAGTCGTTTTATATTATCTTTAATCATTTTTATAACTTCAGGATCAATACTACCACCATCCCATTTTTCTATATCACCCGCTTCGGTAACGTATGTATTATTTTTTGAATTAAAATACTCATCAAACATTTGCTCAGCATCATCCATAGTAGCATTTTTATTAGCATTTAGCATTTCTTTCTCATATGCATCGTACTTACCTGTTACTCTTAATTTACCTTCTATTTCAATAACACAATCAAAACATTTTTGATGTATGTTATACATTTTTCGGTTTAATGGAATATCTTTCATTGGTTTAGAACAACATGGACAAGTAAGTGGAAATTCAACCATTGCCTTTAACGCATCATGTTTGGTGATGGTTTGCTTAATACCGTTGTAAATAGTCCAGGTTTTACCGTTTTCTTCCCATATATCACCTTCAATATGAGTAACTTTATTTTTACTATAACCGATTTGAATTCTAGTAGCATTTCCAGTATTACCTGAAATAATGTTTCGCATCCTTTGGATGTCTTTTTCTTCGAATTCTCTATTTAATTGTGTTGACATAACTTATATTCCTAATTGTTTTAAATCGTTTATTGCTTGGTCTGTGTTTTTATATAAAATTCCAATACCATTTTTAGCTTTCCAGCTCATAATAGTATCTTCTCTATCGTCAATTAATATTTTATTAGGACCTGCTAAATCAGATTTTTGTTTAGCTTGTTTAAATATCATTTTAGTTCCTGGGATATGGTCCTGAACCCATAATGTTTTTCCTATACGACTTGAATCATGATACGAAGGAGCAGTAAGTAGAGTTGGATTATAGGGTTTAATGTAATCCCATAATTCTTTACCACCAGGCATCCAAGGGATACCTCTCCAAAATCTTACTCCTATTTCATTATCAATAAGTTTCCAAAACATTTCTGTAGCTTTCTTTTCACCATATTTTTGGGCCATTTCAGCTCGATATTGATCAGGAGACATTCCTGTAAAATGTTCAAAGCGACCTTCAAAATCTGCTAAGACACCATCCATGTCACAATAGATTTGATAGTTTATTTTTGGTTTGTCTTCTTCAAAAAGACTACTTAATGATATCATTTATTCAAATATTTCAGGATTTTGACGTCCAAATTCTCTCATTAATACTCCTGCTACAGAGTGAGCTTCATTTTCAATAGGTGAACCATCTTCACCTGCTCCATCATACATTCTCCCTTGAAGATTTTGTTGGTGATGAACTAATTCATGAGCTAATGTTCTTAAAATGTCAGCCATATTTCTGTTATGAACTACTACTTTAATACGTTGTGAATCATTCCCATATAATCCAAAACTATGATTAGTAGGAGCATATTCTGGGGAATTAATTATTACTATTTTTGGTTCAGTTATATTTAATCTATCACAAGCATAGTCCACAAATTTTTTCATTAATGGAGCTTTTTGTGGAGTAAATCCTTCATGTAAAATAGGACCAGGAACAAATCGTTCTTGAGTTTGAGTCTTAGTTAAGATATTATAAACACCTTCTTTTTCATCTTTTATCTCATCAGGTAAAAATGTAAAGAAATCTTCTTTAGAAATATTAAGTGCTTGTCTAGCTTTAGTACCTGAAACTTCACCCGCAGTTGATATCACATCTACTGTTAGGTTAGGGTATTTATCAATATCTGCTGTACGCAACATTACATCTTTTTCATCTTCAATATTGCCTTGTCTTTCTCCTAAAATCCAAATAATATTATCTTCAGGATTACTTTCTGCTAATTTTTTAGGGTCAAGTACTGGGGTTCTTGGTGAAGCTATAATATTAATCTTCTTACTATTGGGTAAATAATTTTTATAAATTTTCCAAATAGCCATGGATTGTTCTTGTGTAACTCCATTTCTTATACCTCCCCCAACTGATATAATGAATTCATCTATGTTAGGATATTTTTCTAAGGCTAATTTAGCTACTTCAAAATGACCTTTTGTAGGTGGTTTAAAACCACCCCCAAATATAGCTATGTTTTTTGAAGCTTGTTGTAATAGTTCTTGTACAATTTCTTGACCTATATTCATTAAATAAAATTTTGAATTTTAGACTTTGCAGAACTTAAATCATCAAATTTAGGTAAAGTTTTCACCATTGATTCGATATCTTTATTTAATTGATCTTTTTCAGCTTTAGATTTAGCCATTTCTTCTGGTGTTTTAGGTTTACCAACAGCAGAAGAGGCTTGCATAAATGGTTCTATTAATTTAGTAGAAAATTCTTGAGTAGCATTTTCAGGATCATTATTTAATAATATAAAATTATCTCCAAATGCTTGCTCATACACACCAATATTTTTATTAACATCTCTCCATGTACGTAAAACAATACCAGGCATCAAACTTCTATCACGTTGTTGATTACGTTCAAGTGAAGTTAAAGGTGAAACATAAATCATTAACATAAATGTCTCGTATCCTAAATCCTCTAATTGTTGTTTTTTCTTTAATAGTGGGCCTGAAGCAGCACCAGTTCCATCGATAATAATGTTATTTTTATCTTCGATGGATTGGGCTAATTTATCTTGGGTTGTTTTTCTAGCTTGTGCTTGTAATTTAGCTGCTTGTGATAATTGATCAGGAGTAAAATCTTTTTGTTTTAAACCAATACCACTTGCTTTTAAAAGTTCTTCATAAGTGTCATCTGAATTAATAACTTGGTATGAAGAGGGTAATAGTTGCTTAGTTAAAGTAGATTTACCACTACCAGCAGGCCCTGCTAAGAATATAGCTTTTGGACTACCCTGTATTTCTTTTAATAAAGTAGCTAATTTGATCATTTTTATATTATTAATATAAATATTTACACTTCCCTTTTAACTGTAGTTCTTAATGTTAAAATATGTGGTTTAGGAGTAGGATTTTCTAAATCAAACAAAGCCTTAACATTATTAAAAATACTTAAATTTTGTTCTTGTGATCTATCTGATTCAACTATTTCCCAATTTTTACCTTTTAAACGTTTACCAGTTTTATCTTCACCTCTTGATTTTGATTTTAACCATAAAATGCCACGTCTTTGAATAGCTTTACCATAACATTCTTCATAGCATTGGCTATAAACAGCTGTTTGTAAATCATAAGTGGTTTGTAAGTGGTTAGAAGTTTTTAAATCTAAAACCCATAATTCACCATTTAACTCAATAATTAAATCACAAGTTCCTGCTACTTTTAGTTTATCAGAAAATAAATGTACTTCAGTTTCAATTAAAATTGGTTTATGTGTTTCCCAAAAGTCAACAAAATTTAAAAACATTTTCCAAACATCTGGTGGATAAGCAGGATTACCATATTGGTTTAAGAATGAACATTCTTCTCCATTTAAATAATCTTCACATAAATTATGTACTTGAGTACCTTCTTCAGCTGCTTTTTTAACAATATATTCTGATGCATAACCTACTTTTTTTAACCAATCTTCAAAATGAGGACCTTTTGGGTAATAAGATAAAACATGTGTTACTGAAGGATAATATTCTCCATTTCGTCTGTAGAACCTTGAATCAGGTAATGTGATTTGTTTGTGGTCATCTGAAATTTGGAGGATTCTGTCGTAAGATTTTTTCATTAGTTTACTTCTAATTTAAGTGAAAAAAGATCAGAAAATGTAAATTCTTGAGAATTTTGTACTAAATGTGTAAAATGTTCGAAGCCCATATCTGATGGATCTTTACCTTCTAATTTTACAACATGTAATTTTTTTCCTGAGTGGAGTAGATCTCCGGCAATTTTAAGTGTACTTTTTAGAGCATCACTATCTAAAGCTAAATAAATATCTTTAATATCATTAGACAATAGTTTTTTTGTTAATTGTTTTGACATTGTTTTACCATATAAAGGTATAGCATTTCTTTTAATAGCAATAGCATCAAATGCTCCTTCACAAAGTATAACAGGTAAATCCCAATTTATTAAATTTTCAAATCCAATTATAGCATTTTTATCAGCTTGTGTAGCATCATACTTTCTAGCAGGATCTTTTTCAAATGAACGAGCTATAAAATAATTTAATTTACCATTAGCATCATAATTAGGTATAATAATTTTATTAGCGTACCTTCCTATCTCACAATACCCTATTTGATACTTAAGTATGTCAGTAGGTGTTATACCACGTTTTTTAAGATAAGACAGGGCATGTCTCGCAGTAATATCTGCTTTTGATATATTATATAATGGTTTATATTCTTTAGGTAATTCAACATTAGAATTAAAATCTGATGTGTCAATTTTTGTGGTAGTACCTAATATAGAATTTAATTCACAGTATTTGTTTCCTTCTACTTTTACAGTTTTAAATAAAGAAGCTATAGTTTTACCTTTGGCATCACAAGCCCAACAGTGCCAAGGATTTTCATTCTTAGTTGTTGGTACTAAATTAATCTCTAATTTGGGTTTTCTATGATTACATAGAGGACAATGAAAAGCATAATTACCTTTTGAGGTAGCATTTCCTTTTCCTAGTACCGATTGCACTAGACCTAATAGTATTCCGTTTACCATAACCTTTGTTTTTATTAAGATTCTCTTACTTCAAAAAGAGCATTAAATTTTTCTAAATCTAGTCGTTTTTGGGAAGCAAAAAATATTATTGCTCCCTCTAAAGTTGAAGATTTAATTGAATTAATAGCTTCATTTGAATTTTTCGAAAATAAACTGTAACGTTTCATAAATAGAGATTTATAGTATAATATAATAAATTATTTTGGGGTATCAAAATCTTTTCGAAAAAATTTACCAAGAATATTATCATTAATATATTGGTCGCCTCTTTCAAGTACTTCATTTACAAACAAATATTTTGTCTCGTAGTAAGTTAATAATTTTTTTGTGGGAACAAAACAAAGTATTTCACGTTTGAAATCTTCTTTATTTCCGTCTTTTATTAACTGTTTTATTTCTGATTGAGAACCATAATAAGTTTTCCAATCAGATTCTTTTATTACTTGTTTTTTCTTACTTAATCTCTTATCAGTAATTAAAGCTAGTTCTTTTTTACCTAAAGCTTTATTAGTAACCGACATTAATTGTTTTTTACCTAAGTATTTTCTACCTGTAGGAATATGTGTTACCTCATAAATAAACCCGAAAGTATTTTCGGGCATATCTGATATTTCTGTTATTACTTTACCTTTATAAATCCAAGTTGGAGTTGTAACCATAAGTGTGTTTTGTTCTAAATATCGTACTTGACTACAAAAACCGTATCTGTTGTTGAAGAAAGAGGAATTGGTTGAGCTAATTTAGCTACTGCTAATAATTCATTTCTATTATTATATAACCCTACTGTTGTAACATAAGGAGCAAAGAATGAACTTGTAGCAAAATTTCTTAATGAACCTGAATTATCTGTTGATATTGTAGGATTCATAGACATATTAAAATCATTTTCTCCTACTTTACAACGAATTTCATTTTCATAAATGATGTGTTCATTTTTAAAGCTTAATATAGCGTTTGGATCTTGTACTATAGCTGCCATTTTAAATAATTGCTGGAGTTAATATTAGTGTAATTGTTGATCCTGGGGTATATTCAGATCTATCAATATCTATTCTTAAATCAAAAATATTAAATTGATTATCTTTAGGAAAATTAAAATTATTATTTCCAGTATTATAATTTGTAATAAAATTAACATTTGGATAATCACCTGAATTGATTAAGGATTCACAAGTAGTATAAATACCACCATCTATAGGATTAGTGCTAGATATTGCAACATTATATACTTCATTACCTGCATCATCTATAGGAGCTGTAGTAAGTTGATTAACTCCAATCATTCCTATTTCAATCCAAGGGGCTATTGAAAATCCATTACTTATACCTTCATAATAAAAAAGTCGACTAGAATTATTATTAATTGTAGAAGTGTAAGTATTAGTTAATGAACTATTAGGGGTTAATGTTTTTATTTGATTATAACTATTATTAACTACATTTATATACATACCTTCCCAAGTAGATGGAGGTGGAACAAAAGGTGCACAACTAGCTGTTATTATATTACTATAAGAAGAGGTTGCTCCATTACTACAACTATTATAAGCTCTAAAATACATGATATCATCTGGTTCAACTGAAGTTCCTGAATCATCAAAATAACTGAGAGGTAAAGTTAATGGAACAGCATTAGTTATAATACGAGTAGCATAATCCCCAAAATTTCTATTAAGGCCATAAGGACCATACTCTATAATAGTATAAGTAGAATTAGCTGAAGCTGAGTTATATGTAATAGAATATTTTGATTGCCAGTTATTTGAACAGCTAACAGGAGTTGCTGTTAGTAAAGTAGGAGCAAAACAACCACTTACAGCACATGAAGCTGTGTTTTGGTAGTATCTAAAGAAAGCATTATTACACAAAAGAAAAGAATCTGCAGTTCCAGAAATAAAAGATGCTGTAAAATTTACTCTAGGACCCAATAAAGTAGAACCACTAGAATAACTAGAAGTTACTAATGAACCTGAATAAGGACCTGAGTTGAATACTTGAATCACTCCTGAACTTGAAACATATCCTGTATTGAATCCAGAAGAGGTTACACAATATGAACCACTGTATCTATATTCTCTTCCAAATACTTGCATACTTGAAGTTGTACTAGTACATCCATTAGAATCTACTACAAATACATTATATGAACCTGAATTTAATCCATTTAAAGTTACAGAGCTTGTATCTGATGAATATAATATATTTGACCCAGTTTCATAAGCGTAATAATAGTATGGGGAAGTTCCTCCTGCAGCACTAAATGAAATAGCATTAGAACATGAATTTATATAAGAAGCAGTTGCATTAAATGATAAAGTAGTTGGAGAAGTTAAAGTAAAAGTATTACTGTAAGATTGGCATTGATTTGAACCTAAAGCAAATATATTTAGGTCATAACTTCCACTAACTAAACCAGAAGCTGTTACTGTATTATTTGGAAATGCATTTAAATTAACATTAGTATAAATATCACTTCCGGTAGCATCTGTCATATTAACTATTAAATCATCAATTACATTTGTAAAAGCTACAGTTATAGATCCATTACTTGATCCATAACAAGATACATTAGATTGAGTTACACTTGCAGTTAAAGCAGGATAAATTCCTAAATTTATTATAGAACTTGTAACACAATTAAATGAATTTTTAACTGCTATAGTATGTGAACCTGTAGATAATCCTGTAAAAGCTTTAGGTAAAGCAAAATAAGCTCCTCCATCTATAGAAGCTGAAGTAGCTGTATTAGTACCATCATTTGATATTGTTATTCTACCATCATTACTTGTGCTAGTACATGGTAATTTGATTATACTAGTTGTATATGATATACCAGGATACCATGAAGAAAATGATTGTGATATTGTAGTATTTAAATAATCTTTAACATAAACAACATTATTTAAAGAAGCAGTCATACTTCCACTAGCGGTTTTATTAAAAAATCCAGGTATTCCTGTATATGTAGTTTGTTGATCTAAGGAATAGCTATAAGGAGGTACTCCATAATTAATTGAAAAAGTTACAGGAACACTAGCAGTTGAACCAAAACAAACTGATGAACTAATTAAGCTAGTAATCTGTAAAGGTAAAGCTGTTACTTCTAAATTTATAGAACTTGTATTACTAATAATATCACCGTAAGTTTCAATAACATAATTCAATTTATAATTTCCAGGAATTACACTAGTTTGATCAGGGGTAATTGTTATAATACCATTATTTGCAGTATAATTAGGAAAACTATATCCAGGTACAGACATTAATTGAACTGAAGAAGGATCTATAGCTCCACAATCCGCAAAATCATTTGCTAAAATATCTAATGTTTGAGAAGCATATTCAGTATTTTGATATGAAAAATAATCATTTACAGATGTTGGAGGAGCTCCAAAAATACATAAATAATCTTGATCTGTAATTACTATTAATCCTTGAGAATAAAATACGTTACCTACATATAAAGAAGAAGTAGCTAAAGTATCTAATAAGTTACCTTCACCATCATCTTGTATATTATAAGTTGAACCTGATATTGATATTGATTTTGGAGTTAATCCTGAACCAAATATATTTTGATCTACTGAAATTACTACTATTTTACTTCCTTGATCTGGATCAAATGTAGTTTCATCATATAGACTTGAAGATATATCGTATAAAGCAGTTTCAAATAAAGTAGGATTATTTCCTAAAGCAGAACTACCTGTTATAGTAGGAATATTTCTATTTGCAGCCAACATTGACCCTGAAGTCAAAGTAGATTGCTCGTAGTTAAAAAATGATGATGAATGAAAAAACTGTCCTGTAAGGGATCCTGAAGTATAGTTTTGGTAGTAGAGATTTTTAATAGAAGCATAAATTAGTCTTCTATATTCTTCATTAGCGGTTTCAGAATCATTTATGGGGTCAAAAGGATTAGTTCTATTAATAGGTAAATTTTCACCTATATAAATTGTAATTCCATTTTGAGATAAGGTATCATTAGTAATCCCCCATTGCTTATTAGCAATATAGGAAGTTAATGATATATCATTTGAACTTAATGTTTTGTATGAAAAACTCATTCATTAAAAGTCTAGTTTTACTCTAATAAGAGCTTCTTTTGTAAAATCTTTTACTAGTGGAGTTGATAGTTTAGCTACAGCTAATAATTCATTATTAGTATTATACATACCTACTGTTGTAACAAAAGTTTGTGGATTATTAACCATTGAAGGATAATAAAAATCACCACTACCACTTATCATAGAAGGATTTGTAGTATAATTAAAATCACTATTTTTAATTCTAACAAATACATAATCTGATGTAATGGTTTCTTCACTATTTAAAGAGAATCCTGTAGCACTTGCTAAATTCATAGCATTAAATAATGTAGCATTTACTGTACTTAAGTTAGCTGAGTTATTAGCACTTGGGATTGATAATTGTATCCCTCCAAAACTAGAAGATAAAGCTAAAGCTCTAGCGTTTAATAAAATTAAACCTACATCTGGTAAAAATTTACCATATGAACCCGAGTTGGTATATCCTGCAGCGACACTACTACTTGGTGGTATTGATGTTGTAGGAGTTCCGTTAGATCCACTTACAATATCAAATACTCTACCAGCATCACAATATGTTATAGTAGTAACGCTATTACTATTATCAGTTAAATTAATTAATCTTGAACCTGATAATGCTAAATTGAATGTACCTATAAATAGTTTTTCTTTGTAATTAGCTCTATTAATGTTAATAACATAAAAATCAGGTGAGTTAGAGTTACCTATTCCAAAATTCATATTGGTATTTTCATCCCCATTAACTAATGTTCTAAATTGACCATAAGTAATTCTGGTTGGAGATAATCCTGGTATTACAGCATTTAAAGGAGCAGATCCTGATCCATTTACTTGACCATAAGCAATTGAAAATTGTGGTAATGCTGTAGTAATAGTACTTGGATTTTGACTATATACTGGGAGATAAGCATTATTTGTAATTGCAGTTGAAGATGTAAAATATGAAGTTAAACGAGTTTGGCCATTACTCCATAGTGTTGAAACTATGGAATCCGAACTTACTACAAAATCTTCAGTATTTAAAGGTATAAAGCTCATATTATATTTTTATTAGCTAGTTACTTTAGTTATTGTTACAGGAATTGTTACTCTAGCTCCAGAATCTCTACCAATTATAGTTAAAATAGTAGATAATGAAGATTGGGCACCAAATAATGTATTAACAGTAGTTGCTGTTAAGTTTATAGTAGCTCCAATTACGGTTCTTGAAACATTAGTACCAATTGTTGTTGTTGAATTTAAAGCAGCAACTTCAGCAGTGTTAATACCTACACCATTAAATGTAGCTAATAATCTTGAATCACCAATAGTAGCTGTGTAACCTGAAGATTCAAATGTAGTTGAAGTTCCTAAATAATTTAATGTTTGAGGAGTAATAGCTAAAGTAGCTCCTTGACGCAATGTAATAGAAGTATAACCTACATTTAATACAGGTAATTTAGCAGTACCACGTGGTAAAGTTAAAAGTTTATACTTCATAATTTGAGTCTCATCCGGAAATGCTTCTAATATAGGCATAGCTTCAATAGCTTCACCATAATAAGCTGATCCTGATGGATGTGTTGGGTTATATAGAGTATAATCAATTTCATCATCTGATAATGAAAATTGAGTAATTCTAAATGAACCGTCATTTTTAGCTAATAATTCTCTACCCTTTTTAGTTAAGATAGCATCTACGGTTACGGATGTGTTATTTAAGAATCCCATATTGTTTTATTCGATTACTAATTATAAATATGTATATTTTTTATTTTTTTAAATTAAATTTAATTAAAATCCTCCTCCTTGAACATCAGTAATATTAGTTGTAGATACATCTAATAAGTTTTGAGATTTCAATCTTTTAACAATATTACCAGCATCTTCTTTAGTTTCCTTAGTTAAATATTCAGGTAATAATATTCCTGGAGATGTTTGGCCTGTGTTTTTATTAGTAAGTAAAACTATATTAGTCTCATCTTCAATTTTAGATAACATTATAAAATTTATAACATGACCAATAACTGATCCTGAAGGATTATTTACACAAGATTGGTTTAATATATCTGGGGGTAAATCGTTGTTAGGAGAGCTATATTCAGAAACTTCAAATACTAGTCTACCTTCATAAGAACCTGTACCGTTAGAACCTGTACCAATGGTTTGGTTAGGTAAGTATATATTTGTAATTTCTCTTTCAAATGGTGCTGCAAATGGGAATGTTTTACTATCATGATTAAAAAATCTAAGTAAATCACCTTTTTTAGGATTAAAAAATTCTGTTATAGGTTGATAACCTAACTCTAAAATATCATCAGGTAAAGTTTGTTTAATAAGATTTCCATAATAATTCCCTCCAGGTATATAATGATCATAATACAATTTAGATAAATCATATGAAGCTGTTAATAAAGTAAATAAACTACCACTTTCAACTTTATTTCCTCTCTCAAAATACCAGTTATTAGTAAGAGCAGAACCCGAATTAAATCCATTATCAAAAGAACCTGTAATATATATTTTATTAGGAGCTTGGGTATAATAGTAATTACCTCCCTGTAATGTTCTTGTTATACTAGCTAAAGGAGATGTTTTAAAATTAATTTTAGTACTTAAAGATGTTCTATTAAAAGTTAATGTTTGAGAAATATTACCTACACTTCCTAGTAAATTTTTTAAAGGAATATTATCATTTGTTACCCCTGCTGGTAATATTATTAAACCCTCAAAAGGATATGTAACTTGTACATTTAAACCATCATCTTCTTCTATACCATAATTTCCTAAAGGTGGATTATAAGAAACTAAAGGACCTGTAGTTTGAAAAGTATTTTGTGGGGATGTAGCAGAAAAACTTGCAGTTGAACTATTTACTATAAATCTTACATAATCTACTCCTAGGTTGTCAGTTAAAACTGGTACTTTAGTATTATCTCCTACTACTGTGGTCCAAATAACTGATGGGCCTGAATTGTAAAAATAACCAGTAGTTCCTATAGGAAGTTTAGTAAATCCTATATTATCCCATGCATCAAAACCTACATTGTTATCAGTACCAAATTCACCTGCATTTTGAAGAGGTTGTGGTATAGGAAATGTTCCACTTCTAGTATTAGCTTCGTTCCATATTTCACCTATAAGATTAGATGTTGGGGATACTTTTATGGTTAATGTTATATTTCCTGTTATTCTTTGTCTAATTTCCCCATCATAAGCAGTAGTTCTAGTTACAGGAATTAAAATTCCCGAATTTATACTTACATATAAAGAGTTTGAGTCTAGATTTGTATTTGTAGAAGAAATAGGATTAGCTAAATAAGCATCTCCAAGAGTAAATCCATTTATACTAGCAGTTACTTGACTACCTGCAGCAGGATTATCAATAGCTATATCATCTAAAAATGTAAATACTAAATTAGCCCAATCAGAAATATCATTAGAAGTATTTTGTAAAATAGGTTCATATCTAAACCCACCCGCATAAACAGGTTTTAAACCATTTAATCTTTTTTGTTTTGAAGGTTGGTTAATATTATCTAAAGCTACATTTACATTAGTTCTATTAAAAATAGATTGTAAATCAAATACATTTGTATTTGCTTCTGTTAATTCAATTACATTAGAAGCACTATCAATTATATATTTGGTATTTACATTTACTCGTCCTGGGAAGGTTAATGATTGAGAAGTTATTTCTTTAAAATAAGCAAATTTAATAGGATTTAAATTTATTACAGGAGAATTACCATAAGAAATATCTCCTAATGAATATGTGTTGTATAAATCTCCAAATAATCTACTTCCATTATATCTTGAATTAATATGTCCTCTTGTAGTATAATTACTATCTTGAACAGGGGCATTTAAAAATTCAAATCCTCCTATATTTAAATTAGCTCTTAAACTAGCTGTTAAATAGTTAAGATTAACGGGTAATATTGGATTATAGGCATAATCAACGTCAAGATATTGAGGTGAGGTTCTTGCTGTTAAAACGTTGTTTAATGTTGGATTTATGGGTAATCTATAGTAGTTATCATGTATACTAGAAGAAACATTTACACTAATATTATTTAATTCATATACAATATTATCAGTAGATTGTGAATGAACTGTTATAATGGTTCCTCCTAATTCACCTGTAAATAACTCTTTCTTTTGAGTATTATATTTAGTTATACTACCTGAAGTATATGTTGTAGATGAAGTATAAGCTGTATTGTAAATTTCAGCTAATCCGTTTGAACCAGTTATAAAAGCAGTTTCTATTGAGCCACTATAATCTACAAAAGTCATTACAGGTTCGTGTCTTGCTATTTTATTTCTTTCTAAGATATTAGTATTAATAACTAATCCTGTTGATAAATTAGCTTTAGCAGGAACAAAATCCTTTATCATTTTGAATAATGAGTTATCAAAATAAGATAAAAGTTTAATTAAATCAAAAACATTTTGGGAATCAGAATATTTTGTAAAATAAAAATTTCTTAATTCAGTTAATACTGGATATGAATCTGAGGAATCTAATCTTGGATCACCAATATATTCATCAATATTAAATGAACCTAATTGTGCTATTATATCTTCATTAATTGAATCTTGAGGAGAAATAGATACTTCAACTATGTTTAAATCATTAGTATAAGGATAAATTTCTGGTTTTTGGATTGAAATATAAGGTGTTAATACATCTCCCGGTACTAAATTTGGAATTGTAACTCTTACTTTTTCATCTATTTCAGTAATACTACCTAAATTAGGAGTATTAACTAAGAATGTTTCATGATTATCTGAATAGATAGCATTAGAGGTGTTTATTAAATTTATTGTAGATCTAATAGCACTATTACCATCTCCAAAAGAAGCTGTTTGAGCAGGATGAACCGAAGTATAAGTGCCTCTAACTATATTATTTAATTCACTACCAAAAGGATATCTAAATATTAATTTATCATAAGAACCTGTAACAGTATTTTCAGGATAAGCTATAGGATTTAGAATATGATCTTTAAAATTATTTACTGGGATAGAACCTATCCATACTCTAACTTCTTGTACAGAAGCAGAAGTAGGGTAATAAATGCTACTATTACCTATGTTTATATTTTCAACAGTATTCCAACCATATAAATTATAATCAAATTGAGTAGCTCCATTTATAGTAATAGAACTAGATTTTAAGTATTGAATCCCATAGTCACTTTTATTACCTATAGTTAAGGTATAAGTATTAGTTGTAGTATAAGTAGATAAACTATTAGCATTTAAACTACCTGTTTCTCTAGTTAAATTTAATACCCACCAATCATCATTATAAATTGGGATGCTTATAGGTGTTGAATATAAAAAAGAATTACCATCACTTAATCCAAAACTAACATCACCAAAAGAACCTGATTTTTGTATTACTTTTATATGTTTGTAGTCGCTTTCTAAAATAGATTGGGTTGGGTAAGTGCCATTTAATTTAAATCTATATTCTATAGTATCAGGAAATATAGTTAAACCTGTGTCTAAATATTGTTTGTATGAAGGTCTAAAAGGTAATCTAACATATGAATTACTATTAAGATCTAATTTATAATTAAATTTAGGAGTAATTTGTTCAATAATATTTAAATCTTTTCTATTACCACCATATTCTTTAACTTTTAGAATAGTGTCAGGAATACCAAAACAATTGATTAAAGCGCGTAAACCTCTTCTTGTACCCTTAGTCTTGAGTAAATAAGGTAAGTTGTGATAAATACGTTTATATGTTTCTTTTACGATATCATTATCAGGAATAGTATTATTAGAAGCTGTTACATAAGTATTTATCATGTAAGAGCCAGTAGAAGGTAAAGTACTATTATTAGAATCAATTCCTAATAAGGATAAGTATAAATCTTCTTGATTTCTTGAGTTAGTATAAAGTTTCATACCAAAATTTCTTAAGGTATCTGCTACTAAATCTTTTGAAATTCCAAAATCAACTCTATTATCTGCAACTTGTAAATCAGTTATATCTTTTATGTAGGTCCATATATAATCATAATGTTGACCTAACATTGCTGAAAATAATTCTAAATTTGAGTTTTGAGAATCTTCTTTTATGTATTCAGGGAAATTATTCCAAATATAATTTTTATTTTCAATATCATAATTGTCAGCATTCAGTAATGCTCCCCCATAATAAGCAGAAGTATAATCAGTTGAACCAAACCAAACTAATGATTCAGGGGTTGAAGGAGATAAATTAGTATAAGGTTTAATTGATCCTGATTTAGGCCAAGAATAACTTCCAGATTCATAATATAAAAAGTATTCATATCCATCAAACTTTTCAATTAGAGTATTTAATTGATTTTGTAAATTAAGTACGCTTGCTGAGGTGTAAGTTACACTAGAAGAGACACTTAAATTATTGATATTATTAATATCTGATTGGAGAGATTGAATTTGAGTTAATTTATATTTAAAATTTTCAAGTCTTTCTCTTGCAGATGAAAAATGAACAAAATTATTAAAATCTGTATAATCAACAGTTATTTCAATACTTTTTTCTTCTAACCAAGATTGTAATTGTTGATAAGAAGAAGAAACAGATGAATTTAATAATGAAGATAAATTTAAATAAGGTGTAGTTAAATTATTTTTTTCTGCTAATTCTATATTAATATTAGGTCCTCTTAATGAAGTAGTATCAGGAGTAGCTTCAGCTATAAATTCAGTATTTACTTCAAAAACATAAGGTTCAGAAATACTTTCTACTAACCAAAAAGTATCTTTTAATCTAAAATTTGGGGGAAGTGGTTCATATAATTTAATATATAAACTAGCATATGATTCATTTGAATTATCAAATGCTATATTAACTCCAATAATAGTTTTATTATCACCAAAATTTAAAAGAAAATCTGAATAGAAAGCTCTTGAATTTCTTTCTGAAATGAAATTTAAATATGATTGCCCTAAGTCAGTATATGAAACTGAATTATTTGATACTTTAAGTTCAGTTCTATCTGATGATATTTGTGATATAAAGAAAGGAGTGGCAGGTGTGCTAAAAAATAGTTGTCTATAAAAGTTATAAACTATTTCATATTTTCCTAAAGTAATTCCAAATGATTCTAAATCAGCTTTAGGATCTAGTTCTACTTGATCATATAAAGAAGTACCTTCAATAGTCTGTCTTGTAGTATAATTTTTAAAATCATAGGCAGAATTTAATACATCACCATTAGGAGATATAACATGTACTTCTACTTTATCCTCAGGTAAACCAAATTCTTTATTAATATTTAATGAATTCAATAAAGATTCATCACTAACTTTATAGTCTTGGTTTATAAATTGGGTTGGATCAAGTTGGGATATATTTGTAATTTCCATTATTTGGATGCTGTTAATTCATCTATTGTTTGTTGTAACGTTAAATTTTCAAGTCTTAATTGATTAATCTCATCTAATAAAGCATCTATTTCACCTGCATTTTGATTAACACCAGTATATTCTGTACTTCTTATAATTAATTCTAAATGGGAATTTACATCTCCTTCTACAGGAATTTCATAAAATAAATCATTATATGCTTGAAAAAATTGATCTATAGTAATAGTATTATCTACTATTTCTGTTTGGGGTTGTAATAATTGAGAAAATTGAGTATCGATTACATTTAAATATGTAACCTTACCATAAACTGTTTTATTTAATTGAACTTGTTTTGCCATTATCTAACTATTTTAAAGTAGTTTGATGGGTCATCTATAACTACAGTTTCACCATTTGAAAGTACAGTTTTAATTAAAATCTGGTAGTATCTTTCAGGTTCTAAACCATTCATATATAATTTAAAATAATTACTTGTATTATCACAACTTACTTTAGTGTAAGTAGTATCAAAATCAATTATTATTTCTTCTGTTTTTACATCTTTTAATGCCCAATATGTAGTTGAAGGTAATGCTTTTGGATTTAAATATACTGAAGTTGTAGAAAAGGCACGAGCAGGATATCTATCTCTTGATTTTATTCTAAAAACATAAGTTGAGTTTTCTTCAAATTCTGATTTATTATTAGATATTACAGGAATAAAATCTGATGTTGTTAATTGTGTTAATGTAGTACTATATGAACTATCATTCCATCTAAATTCTAATTGTGGTGGATAAATAGTATGAGTATCCATTGAAAAGAAAGATGTAATTAATGGAGTAGTACTATTTTCTATACTAGAAGAAAGTTTTAATAAAATACCATTATTTTGAATTGAACCCGAATACCATAAATTAGTAATTGAAGTTAAATTCATATTAATATCTTTACTATCAGTATAAGTAAAAGATTGAGAAGTAAAAGAGCTAGAAGTAAATGAACTACCTGAGGAAGCCCAATTTGTAGTACCTGTACTAATCCATGTACAACCAGCAGTTGTTTGGGGTTCATCACCAGATCTTCCTAATCCCATTACCCAACTTTGAGAAACAGGATACCCAAAAATAGTATAATCTATAGGTAAAGTAGCATTAGCTAAAAATAATTTAAGATAAGAAACAAAACTACTTCCACTTATTTTATTATTAACTACATCGGTTATTTGAGAAGTAGGAAATTGAATTAACGCTCGTGTTACATCAGCGTTTATAGAAGTAATTTCAGTTTCATTTGATATCTCTAAAATTTCATCTCTACCAAAATTTTGAGTTGAACGGTATGATGAGATGAATGCGTCTTTTTCAGGGAATATTTTGTATACAGCCATAAATCTAATATATAATATAAATATACATTAGATAAATTTTTCTAAAAAGTAACTACTCTACCTTGAATATCAGTTGTTAGATTTTTAACTTCAAAAATACTTGGATCTAAAGAAGGATATAAAATATTATTAATAGTTGCTCCCTTAATATCATACGCATATTGAGAGTAACCTGAATTAGTTCCTGCTTTGTTCACTATATCTACTTTTTGTACTGTTTGTACCCCTTCAACTTGATCTAAAGTACTATAAATATCTGCGATTAAAATAGGTTGGTTAATTTGCCATTTGTCTATATCAAAATAAGATTGTAATACCTTTAAACAGTTGTTTATGACTAATTTTCCATTATAATTTGGTCTAACTACTACATCAAAATTTACTCCAATATTAATAACAAAAGCATCTTTTATATTAACACCATCAGTTAACATTCTATATTCGGAAAGGAATGTTTTTACGTTTTGCTTTAAAGCAGGACTAGAAACTATTAAATTACCTGTAGAATTTTTAGATAAAATATAAATTGAAATAGCATTTGGATTTTGTGTAGCTAATAAATCTGTTGGATAGTTAACACTAATACCCATATCTTGTGATACAAATGCTTTAGAAATTAAACCATATTTTGGGGGTAAAGATAAAGTTCTAATAATATAATCATCATTAGTTATAGTTCTTAACTGTGTAGGATACATAGCTAAGGAATTTTGTCTTATTTCTTCATTTGTATCTCCATCTCCTCCTCCTACAGCTGCACTATCATTAGTAAAAGCTAATGAATTTAAAACAGTAGTTTGCATAGTAGGATCTAATCCACTACCCGCAAATGAATTAGTTCCACCAATACGATTAGTCAAAGTATTTGAAGGTATATTTGAAACTGCTCCTCCTCCTTTTAAATAAGTAACTGTTAAAGTAGTATTTGAAGGGGCTAGACCATAAGTTTGGGTATATAAAAAGTTTGAAGGATCCCAAGCAGTCATCATTTTATCTATCCCATAAGGTAATCCTAAACCAATATTATCAGGATTAGGAATAATTTCTTCATCAGCTCCTGATGATACACCCGGACCAAATTGTAATTCTAATGTGTTATTGGTTTTAAAACGAGAAACAAATCTTCTAGGTACTTTTTTTAATTTAAGTAAATATGGAGTTGAATCATTATATTGAGATAAACTTGGATCATTTGTAGCAGTATTTTCGGTAGCTTCAAAAATAGTATCTTGAGCTAAATAAGGTACTTCATACCATTGATTATTATCAGAATCAGTTACACCTACTATAGAAATTACGTTATTATCCGTAATAGTCACGGTAGGAAAACGTTCAGGGTTACCAAATGTAAACGTTGTTGTAGTTAAAGTTCCAGCCGTAGCTTTCGCAGTTTTTTGTAATAAATAAAATAATGGATTACCATTAATATCATAACTATAAACTGATGTGTCTGTAAAAGAAGATCCAGAGTTTGAAAAATCTATTTTCTCATCTATATAAAAAGCTACATTTCCATTACCATTAGTTTGAAGTTGTGTTCCTTCTTCTAAAATTAAAGCATATCCAAAATCAGGTACATATTGGCTATTTACTATAGTTGAAGGTACTACTTGAAATACACTAACATCAACAGAAGCAGCACTTGTTACTTTAGGTTGGTATCCAAAATTATAAGCTAATGCTAATAAGTTTTTTCTTTGTTTAGCAAATTGTAAGAAATTTTCTTGAATTTGATTATCAGTATAAAAAGATAAAACGTCTCCAACATATGAAGCCATTTCTATAAGCATCATACCAGGTGATGCTTCTGAAAAATCATTATAAGTGTTTGGATAATATATTTTAGCAAAGTTAATTAACTGTGCCTTTAAACTATCGAAATCACGATTTAAATATTGTACGGTTTTTGTATTAGCCATTATTGAAATTTATTGAAATTTCGTCACTTATATTAGTATTAATTATAGAATATGTAAAATACACTTGTATTATGTTTTGATCAGGTGAAGCATTTACTACTAAAGAATTTAATCTGATTTGAGGAAAATATTCTTGTAACCCAAAAGAAATTATATCTTCTATATTTTGAGCAGTACCTTGAGTTATTTGTTCAAATAATTTTTCTCTAATACCTGCTCCAAAGATAGGGTTCATTATTCTTTCTTTTTTTCCTGTAAGAAAAAAATTTAATATATTTGATTTAACAGCATCCTTAGTAGTATAAGTAATATTTAATCCAGTTGGACCATCAAAAGGAACTTTAATACCTACACCTTTGCTAGGTGATAGATCTAATGGATTTATATTAATTGTATTATATGCCATTAAATACTACCTTTTTCTTTTAAAGCACCCATTAATTTTGAAAAATCAGGTACAACATCAATATTCACATCATTTATATCACGTACAGGACCTTGAGATTTAATCATCTCATCTACAGTTGCTACTACAGGAGTATTAGAACCACCCATCATATGAGGAGCTCCTCCAGCCCATCCTACAGCTTGTGAGGCATTAAATTCACCTCCATTTAAAGTTCTCCATTCCCCTGCTTGAGCAGTTTCATTTAATATATCTAACATGGGGTTACCTGTAGATGGGATTGGTTTTCTTTCCTCAGCAATTATATCTGAGAATGATGGTTTATAGGTAGATTCTATTTTAGAATAAGGTTTAGTAGTAGATTTATTTTCAGTTAAATTAGGTTTACTAGCAGATTTTACTGCTTCAAGTAGAATATCTCTCATTTCTTCTTGAATAGCCTTTTTAACTTCTTCTCTAATTACTTTTCTGAATACATCTAATTTCATACATATAAATATTTAATATTAAAACTTATTTTAATCTGGTGTTACGGGACCATCGATTGTATTATCAGGATTGTATCCTATTTGAGTTACTATATCTGTTATATCTTGATCTGTAGGCGAGTCGTTACCTTGATCACTTGTTCCTGTTTGTCCTTGTTTATCAATATAAAATTGTCCTTCTTTAATCAAGACTTGATCATCTGTAGCATAAGTACCTTTACCTTCATATTGAATAACACCCCTTTGATCAGCTACTATTACTCTTCTTCTTAATAAAGAAATACCTTCATCAACTACTTCTTCTTTAATTATATCAATTGTATATCCATTGTATACTGAAGGTAATACTGCATTTCCGTATTGTGCTGTAGGGAATAATTCGTCTAATGTAGCTAAGCTATTATTTAATGAATCTATACTTCCTTGTACAGCATCTAATAAACCCGCATCTCCAGAAGTATAACTACAATCTCTTAAATTTTTATATAAAATATTAAGACCTGTTAATAATCTAAGAATTTCTTTTCTAATTCTACCTATCTCTAATAACACTACTCCAGATAAAAAACCAGATATAGTATCAACTAATTTTTCCAAATCATTAATAAAAACAGTAGATGTTGAGAGAGTATCTGCTTGAGAATTAGTAGAAGCATTAGTTTGTGAAACTACAGGTGATCCTCCTCCTCCTACTGCTAATGGTGTATTTAAACGTTTTAAAACTTTCTTTATAAATTTATAAACTTTAATTAGTACATTAATAATTTTTAAAATACTATTCATAAGTTTAACTATTTTTTGAATTTGAACAATTGCTCTATCAATTGTTTGAACTTGCTTAACTAAAAATCTAACACTTTCTTTAAATCTTTGTGGTTGAATTATACCTGCTAGTTTTTTATTTAATTCATCAGCATTTTTAGATATAATATTATTTGCAATATTAATAGGACTCATAAATGGAACTAATTTCCTCGCAAACGATTTTAATAAAGTAACTTTAGTAATAATTAATTGAGTAGGATCTGCTGCTGCTCCAATTGTATCACTAGTAGCAACTAATGCTAAATTTATTTGTTGAATAGTTTTTACTATACCACCCCCACCAGGAATTATATCAACTAAATCATCAGGAGGTACTATATCCTCTAAAGCTAATCTAATTTCTTCAAGTGATGATTGATATGATAATAATCTTGCTTTATATTCTTCTTCAGTTTCGCCTGGTAGTTTATCTGGAGTTAGTTTATCTTCAATATCATTGACAAATTTTGTAATGTCAGTTCCAAATTTTAAAAGTTTAGTTTCTAAAAGACCACCAGGAGGCATAGCTTTAGTTAAAATATAACCTAAGGGATTACAAAAATCAATAGAATTTATTTCCCTTAACACACTATTAATCTTGAATAAAACGTCTAATATCTTTTCAGTACCATCGTTTATTTTTTCAGGTGCAATTTCGGTTAATATTCTAGATAAGCCAGCAGGTATTCTCATTATAATGTATAAGTTTTATTAGATTTAATACCTTTAATTTGTGTTTTAAGTCTTGTAACAGATTTTATTAAACTTTTTCCTGCGGTTCTTACTACAGGAATACCTATCCCATTACTATCTTTAGCTTTAGAGAGTTTTTGACCTAAATTATTTAAGTCATCTAATATATCAATTAATAAATTTTCTAAATTATCACCTTTAATTGCAGGTTGTGGTTTAGCTGTATCTGTTTCTAGACCTAAATAAATTTTTTTGGCATTAACCACCATATCTCCATCGGCATCAAAATTAATTGTACCTGCAGAAGAAAAACCAATTGCTTGTTTAGCAAATAAAAATACAGAATCATCCTTAGAGTTAAGAGTAACTCTTCCAGAATTAATTATTATTTGGTCTCCTAAATAAGGAAAATCAGGTGTATAAGCCATAATTATTGAGTAAATGAATTACTTATTAAATCTATTTTATTAAAATTAGTATCCATATAATCTAATTTCATAATATAAGTTCCACTAGCTCCACTCATTACTATTATTTGTTTAGTTTGATTGGTATCTATTCCTGGTCCATATCCTTGATATTGTAATGGACGATCTAATTCAGTTGGGTATACAAACTCAGTTATACCTACACCTCTAGGATTAAATTCAGTTACAGTTTCTAATTTTATAACAACATATTTACCATTTTTCTTTAAAATGTTAAAATAATTACTATTACTACCTACCATTGAAGTTGAATCAGTATCTAATATTCTTAAAGAAGCAATTGGAATTGGTTGTGTTGTACTTCCTGTAGGTTCAGGTGCACTAGAAGTTACTGCTAAACTAGCTGTAGGTGGTGGTGCTATAGGAGTTACTGAAGAAGTAGCAGCTAAAGATGATGTAATTAAAGATGATGTTACAGGTGCTATCTGAGTAATAGATTCTGTTACATAATATAATGGTTCTGGTTGTTTTAGATTATCTGCTTCTTTAGGTGACTGATCAGGAGTAGTAAATCTTGGGTCAGGTATTTGAAGTGAACTATTAAATCCTGCTCCTAATGTAACATTAAATGATTTTAAATTTTTAGAAGCATATTCTAAAGGTATATCTTGCCCAGCACATAAATAAATAGATGAACCATCATTATTAGGATCTTCATAAACAGGAACCCATGGATCAGAATTAATATCTATATTAGATTGATTATTTCTAATAATAGTAATAGGCATTCCAGCAGTACCTTGTGAACTCCAAGGATTATTTATTGTTTTTTGTTTAGTAGTAGAAGAAAAACGAATTGAATTACCAAATCTTCCTTCAATTAAAATATCTCCTTCTTCAGGTAATAAACTGCGTATATCTTCTTTTTCAGTAAATGTATGACCAAAATTTAAAGCCCCACCATTATATGACTTAATATCAGGAAAAGCATTATGTTGAACACTATTCCATAATCCTACTGTAGTTAGATAATAAAAGGTTTTAGCTTGTGGATCATCATTTAATCCATATGAAGGAGCATTTAATACCATTACTATTTCCTCTAAAACAGGATATTTAGAAATGTTATTAAATAAAGGTTTTGCTATTAAATTTGAAGGATTATCTTCATCTACTATAGTTCCTAATGGAGTAAATTTTACTGAACCTAATCCAGCCCAACCACCACCATCAATAAAAAAATTCTTTGTCTTAGTTTGAGGAGATAATAAAATATCATTAACACGAGCAAAGAAAAATAGACTTTTACCTCCATTTCCTTTACCTGATGTTATGTTAGATATACTCTGCTGTAAACTAGGATATAAACTACTCATTTACATTTAACTTTCTAATAGGAATTTCTTCTTCAGATTTAGTATTTAATTGCTGGATTGACTCAAATAACATTTCTTTTTCAGCATCTGAAATTAACATACTATCTTCACCTGCTGAAGAATTCATAGCTCGTTGTACTATACCAGCCATTTTAATTAGAAGATCATCATTTTTAACTGATACATCTAAGTAATCTTTAATTAGAGGAACAATTATAACAGCATCACCTGCTGAAGTAATAAAAGGTTTTAAACCTTCTATTAATCCTCTAATTTCTTTTTCTTTATTAGAAGAATTAGTGTGTATTTCTTTAAGTAGATCGGCAAATGTTTTTTTACCAAAAAGAGTTATACTATTAAAATCCATAATATATTTTTGTTATAAATATAACTTCTATTAACTTTTTTAATAATTTAAACTAACAAAACCATAATCTAGATATTGATTTAATAATCGTCTATATACCTTTTCTAATTTTTTCATCACCTTAGTTATCTGAGGGGTATCTTGATCGGTTTGTTCTCTAATATAGATATAAATTCCTTTCTTATTAAAAATATCTAAACTTTCTCTATGTCTAAATAATTGCATTACGGCGTCAGCTGTTTTAGCATCTTCATGTTCAGGAAAAATTTTAAATAAATAAAGATCCATATATTGAATAAATTTATCCATAAAATAAGTTTCACCCATTAAAGGTTCATCTAGACCCTCTGAATTATTTACTATATTTAAAACAATAGTTTTATCTTCATCTATAGCTTCCACGTCGGCTTTACCCTTTAGCTTTTCATAATTTTTATTATTATAAAGAATTAGATAACGTTTAGCAATCGTGCCAAAATACGAGAAAGCTTTACCTTTCGATTGATTATATAAATGTAGTTTTTCTAGCAAGAAAGCCGTTACTTCATGTTGAAGTTCAGCTATGGTCTCTACCTCTGTATAATAAAATTTGAAAGTATGAATAATGTTTTCTGTTAATTTATGAAAACCATAATCTATACGTTCATTATAAATTCTATTTCTCTTTACAGGGTCAGTTTCAGCTAAATATTCGATAATAGCATCCTCAGTATCCTGAGTGAAGTACATTTTTTTAGTTTTAGGTTTTCTTTTACGAACTGTTCCCTTTTTTGTATATTGTACTTCTGTTTCTTCTTGGGGAACGTGAAGAATTTTAATTTCGGAATTTAATACCTCCATATTATTTGATGAATTTAATGTAATCCGAAAGTGCTTCTTGGATTGTTTTTAAGTTAGTAAAGAAAAAACCTACTTCATCATCTGATTGAAATAATTGTTTATTGTCAATTTCTTTAATTTTATCTTCTGATGTTTTTACTAAATCATAAAAGTCAAGAATATATTTTTCTTGAACATTTATAGTATTTTCTAATTTTTCTACTTTTCTAAGTAGATTCCAAATAATGTATCCTATAACTCCTAGAATAATTACTCCAATATTAATTAGTATTAATGTCATATTATATATTATTTAATAGATTTGCAAACGGTGCGTCTGGGTTAGATAATTTAGGTGTTTTAACTGAAAATTTATTAGGAGTTTTAATTTCTACCTTTTTATCTTGTTTAAATTTAGGTAACCATTCTTTTTCAAATTCAATACGAGCAGCCATCATATCAGCCTGATGTAATATTAATGGTAAAGCTGTACGTGGTTTTTGTTCGGGCATATAAGTCATAAGATATTTCTTATTTCCTTCATCATATAAACCATCATGTGTCTGAATAGCAACCATTTCATTAAATGAATACTGAATACCATGTGACATAAGTAAAAATAGAGAACGATCGGGAACTGAGGCAAATGCTAATTTAGTATTAAACATATAATCTTCTCCTAATTTATCTTTTCTCCATTGATCAGTCTGAGGAATATATGCTTCATGTTGATCGTCTCCCATTTTACCTAAATCGTGATTTAAAGCAGAAAATACTAATTCCTCTTTAGTATATGTAGAAACATCAGCACCCATTTCTTCCCAGACATTATGTAATTTGAGGGAACAATCAATTACACGTAAAACATGATCAACATACCCTCCAGGAAAAGCATTATGATATTCCTTCTTATGTGCTGCAGGCATCATAATGATACGTTCTTGATATTTATGGTAAAAATCTAATAATTGAGAACGTCGAGGTTCCTCAATAAATACTTTAATAGTTTCTTCTAGATCAATCCAATTATTTTGAATTTCTTGTGCGTTTAATTGCATAACTTTTATTTGTTAAATGTGTTAAAAATTTCATCTATTAATTCATAGATGTTACTATATGTTCTAATAGTAGTGGAAGTTAATAACTCTGTTTCAGGTAGCCAAGTAATTTGTGTAGGTTCTTTTAATAAAACCATAGGATATGAAGTACATTTAAATGTTTCCTCTAAAGTATCTCCTAATTTATCATTGGTTGAAATATCAATATTGGTGTAAGGTATATTTAAGGTATCTAACCCCTCCCTTAATTGTTTACAATGTCCACATCCACCCAACGTAAACATTACCATTTCCCATTTTCTCATCTTTCTATCTTATCTATTTTTTTCTTTTCCCATACCCTAATTATACGGAATAAATTTTTAATCTCCAAATCTTTTATATGAAGTTTATATGACTCTTTAGATGTCGATATAAATATATAAAATCAAATTATTCCTCAACTTCCTCTATAAAATCATAACCCTCATCGAGTTGAGATAATTTATAATTAATATCCATGATTCTACCGTAAATTTTAGGAGATAATAAATGTTTATATTCACCAAAATTTTCTTCTAAATCTAAAAATAAATTATAGACCTCATCTCTAGAAAAATCTTCCCCTGAATTCATAATTTGTTCAATCATATCTAAAGATTGAACAATTATAGGTTCTAACAGGGGAATTAATTGTTTGTCAAAATTATCTTCTTCTATTAATTTCATCATATTCTTTTATAAAATAATAAACTACTATTGGGTGAAAAAATACAGTAAATATTAAATCTTTTAAAGTAAGTTTCTCTACCCCATCACTACTAAATGAAACAGCCCAAAAAATAAAGGCTATTAGTAAGCCTACCTGCAAATACGCCATACCAACCATCAGTATATACCATAAAATCACACTACTCATAATAAATTCCTTCATTAACTTTAAACATTTCACCAAAATTCTCAATAGTTTGAATGGCTTCTTCAAAAGAAATTTCAAAAAATTCCCTAGAGGAACCTTGAAACGAGTTCATACGTACAGTCTCCAAATTTTGATGTACAATTTGCTCTAAAGCATAACCATCAGATACAGGTAAAGCCCAACGTAATTGCCATTCAGAAACTATTCCGGCACCATTAATTTGTTTTACCCTAGAGATAGGAGAAACAGCTTTACCTATTTTACATATCCCGGGATAAGCCTCGTTAGTTAAAATATACACGTATTGGCCTTTAGTGGTTGAGTGGTGTAATTTAAGAGCTGACTCGTGCCGGTTCCCATACATATATGTCCAAATAGCTTGTTGAGATTCTTGATCTAATAATTCCTCCTTATGTTCGATAATAAAATCGAAAGAAATAAAATCTAGGAGTTTACCACGTGGGATCTTTTTATATTTAGTTTTCAATTCCTGGAAATTAGATTTCCAATAAGAAAATTGTGAATACTCGTTTAAAGAAGACTGGGTACTATCAGTATGGTAAAGTATAAGTTCACCGTGAGATTCCATTTCTAGGGCCTGAGAAATATTGATTATTTCCATGAGGAGAAAAATTAAATTAAAATTGCTTTAACTACCTTAACATCAGTACCATATTGGTGATTTTCGGGAGAAACTCTTTCGTGATTCCCGTAATACCATTGAGGATTAACATTTAAGGCTAAATCTATAACTAGAGGGGTATTATCGGGAAATTCTATATCGTCATATCCTCCTTCATATCCCATAGTAACTACTCTTAAATCTTGGTCTTCTATTTGGGATAGTATTTTGATTAGTTCTTTTACGGTCATAGTTTTTCTATTTCTTGTTGAACTTCTGAGTAAAATTTAACTTGTTTATTATTTACACCATATAGATTATGATGACTTCTTAATATTTCATCAACTGTTATTAATGCACATTGTTTAGCTTCATTATGAGTATAAGATATTACTACAGTTGGATTATTATATATTGAATATGTTCTTAAATATTTCCTTACTAATTCTATTGCTTTTTCTTTTGGTGTCATTTTTTATTCAATTTTGTTTCTAACCCATTTATAACATAAATTGCTGTCTTGTAGTTGGTTGCCAAGGGAATATTATATACGTTACAAATTCTAAGTAACATATGCACATCTACTTGATGCGGGTGAACATCTAAAGGATCAATAAAAAATATAACTCCATTAACCTCTCCATCTGCTATTAAAGAAGCAATTTGTGCATCACCTCCCAATGGTCCTGATTTCAAGCATTGTACCTTTAGTCCTGCATGTTCAATATGTTTACCTGTAGTACCTGTAGCAATTATTTCAACCCTACTAAAGAACTCTAGTCTTTTCATTATGAAAGCTACCATATCTGCTTTCTTACCATCGTGTGCTATTACTGCTAGTTTCATTTTTATCTGATTTTAAGAGTCCACACTCGTTTTAACCTTATACTGTTATCGTGTTTGAATCTACCTAAGTATTTGTATACTGATAAATTTTTACTCTCAACTACCCATTCATTATCTTCAAGGCGGTGATTATTTTCAATTGTGATTGTATAGCCAATAAATCTAACTAGTTTGTAATATAATTTTCTCATTAGTTTTCAAATTTAACACGTAATGTATAATATTTTGTTTCACTGTGTGCTTCTCCCCATACTACTCTAATATGAATTGTAGCTTCTCTTCCTATAAATGACTGTAAAAATATCATACTACGTTGAGGAGTATAATTATATTTACTGTAAACTGAAAGTAATGTAGGAGAATATGGTTTATCAAATGATGTATGTGAAGTCATTTCATACCCCACTACATTAGTAACTGAAGTGCTATTTAAAATTTGGGGTAAAGTTAATGTTTGAAATCCATATGGAATTGCGGTAGTTAAAGTATTATTGGAAGTTAATCCTAAAAATGAATATACAGGATAATTCCATTGAACATTTTCTGGGGTAAAGAAAAAATCTGAATCAAACCCTGTTTCAATTAATGGGGTACCATTAACAATATTTTCTGAATTTAATTGATCTGCTATACCTTTAACAGTAAAGTAACTATATCCCGAATATTTGATGTGCCAAACTCCATCGGAATCCTGGTAAGAACCTGGGTTAACTTGAGTGTCAATTCTAAAAGCAGCATCACACGTTCCATCAACACAAACTGGGGTACTTTCTTCTGCAATAGAGCAAGAAACTAGTAATAAAAATAATCCTAACAGAAACAAAACCTTTTTCATAAATAATACATTTTAAATTAATATAGTGTAATATACGAAAAGAAAATTGGAAAACCAAGCGTATATGCAAGGGTTTTCCAAAAAAATTTTTTAAAAGAGGATTTTGCGAGTTTGTGGAATGTGGGTGAAATGGTTATTTCGAAATTGTGATATATGAGTATATATGAGGGGGTGGGTGAAAGATCGTTTTCGATCTGGAGGGTATGGATCCCTTTCCCTATCCGCACCCGCCGCGCGTATGGACAGCAACGCCGCGTGGGCGGCGCGCTATAAGCCGCGCACGATCGCTATCGGCCCGAAATCAAACGAATTAGTCCCACTCTTCGAATTCTTCTGCCTCGGGATCATCCTCATACATCCCCTCAGAAATATCATCACAGGCGATATCTAAGTGCGTAAGTGCGTTTTCTAATTGAAATTTTACGTTATTATCGATCTCGTTGTATAGCTCATCATTATCGATGTAATCTAGCGTACGCTCCAAATCATCCAATAGATCTGTTAGTTGGGCGCTTAATTTGGTAAGTTGTTTAAGTGTATTCATAATGTATAGGTTTTTTACCCATACATATATGGGGGATTACTCCCCCACAGGTACTTCTGATTGGTATGGTACTAGGTCTGAGAATTTAAGTTTAACTATCACTCGTTTACCCATCACGTGGGTGAAACCGGTAAAGCCTATTCTACCTAATTTACCCATATTACATTCGTAATCATCTAATATCACTCTTTCGTCTAGGGACGAACGGGATTGTTTACAAATGCATCCAATGTCTTGATTGTAAGAGTAAGTTGCATCGCCTTTATAAGCTTTTCTTTTAATGTAAAATGGGGTACCGTCTAAAAATTGTTCTTTTGTCATAACCTTTTATATATTATTATTATACTTAAATATACGAATTTAGTTTTGAGTCTCCAAATTCATAAACGTTAACACATGACATCTCATATCCTTGAATACCTCATCAGCATGAACACCATAATATAATGTTAAAAATATTTCAATATTATTTCTCTCCACTCGCTCCATTGAACCAAATATTGATTCAAAGTTTCTAGCCGCATCAAGCATACCCTGATTGTTTAACCACCCAATAACCGAACGTGTTTCCATTGTTTTCATAACATATCATTTTTTAATTACATTTAAATATACGAAATGATATTTGAGTATCCAAGCATTATTGGGCGCTCCTTAAAGTAGATTTTATCGCACGGTGCTCCTTACCCCGAGCATCTACTAATATAGCATCTCCATCCTCGTATCCAACTAGTATCCCAGCTGTATAATTACCATTACCAGTATCGCCCCAGTATACGACTCCTATTTGAAGGGTAGGCGTTGTGGGTTGAATGGCAGTTATATTTTGGAGCCATTTAGCATATTTAGTTATTCGCATTTTCAAACATAATTATCTGGTTATTATAAAAGGCATACTGGTTTTCATTGGCTTGGATTTTCTTATCCAAGGCTCTTCTTGCTCTATTAATAGCTTTTTTATCTGGAGTTACTTCAACACATCTAGTTTTTCTCCAATAACGCTTGGTACGTGAACAATGTGAGCCACATGATTGTAAAGACAACCAAATAAAAAACAGGGCAAATGCGATTGCGTAGGGTCTAAATACTCTCATATTACGAAGGGAATGTTACTGAATAAATAATGTACACCGTAATCAGCACAGCTGTTACCTTCAAAATGTTTGCAATTTGTTGTAATGATAATCTTTTCATAACCTTTATTTGTTTTAATTATTATACGTTAATATACGAAATTTATCCCACATATCCAAGTTCCAACATAGTGGGCCTGTGGGAGCAGGCCCCGAAACTATATTGGGGGAAAATTATTCCGCTTTGGCGGGACGACCTAATTTTAACGTACCATTCAAACGTTTAGCTTCTAACTCCATTCTACGGATGTATGAAGCACTTTCCGGGTTTGGCTTACGTCCCAATTTAACTAATCCTTTAACTGATAACCTCAATTGTCGTTTTGAATTCTCTTCTACGGGACGACCTCTTCTAATTTCACCCGCTGCACGTTTAGCTTCTAACTCTGCTTTACGAATAGCATGTTTACTTTCGGAATTCACGGGTCTTCCACGTTTAA